GAACACACTCTGCACTGGCGCTGCCGCTGCGGCCTGCGCGGTATCCGTGAAGCTGTCCAGCGTGCCTGCTGTGACGCGCATCTCAATGCGCGAACCTGCCGGCCAGATGCGTGCCGTGGTGCCTTCCTGCGCTCGTTCGATGGTCAGGCCGTCCGTGGCACGTGCCGTGCATTTCACGACTTCCCATGCCGTCTCCGCACCGTTGCCGTCCAGCAGAATCAATGTGGCCAGGAAGTGATCGCCGCCAGTGGGCGACGGGAAGCGTGCGCCTTGGCCTGCGGCCAGTGTCGCCAGCGTACCGGCTGCCGACAGTTCGGCGGCCAGTGAGGCAAAAGCATTGTTCTTGAAAACCTGTGTCATGTCAGATGTCCTTCACCTTTACCTTGAATTCATCTTGCTTCACGCGCCCGTCCGCCGTGGTCGCGGTGACAGTCAGCTTGTAGGCGGTGCCGGTGGTGCCGCCAGACACCCAGATCTTCACGCGAGGGTCGTTGATGAAGGTCGATTCGACCATCAGGCCGACTGGCACGACTTCAACTGAAGCAGCCTGCACGTTGTCGCCTGCGGTCAGCCATTCGCTGTAGTCAATGTCGTAGTCGATGATTTCGACCGGCTGCTTGTTGAAGTTCCCGAGGTTCATGCTGTCACCACCATCAATCGTTCTTCTGTGAAAACGATCATGGCGCGATCTTCCTGCCCCACGATCATGTAGCGGTCATCCGGCGCTCGGATTTCCGAGTTGGCCAAAGCAAGGGCTTTTCCTACCAATGCGGTGGCCAGCACATCGTAGACGTGGCCCTGCTGAATTTCGGTGGCCGTGCTGTCCAGCGTGACGGCCATGGCCAGAGAGCCGGTGGCGCTGGCAGCATAGGAAGCATCGGCTTTGGCTTGCTGCCCGTCGCCAACTGCCAGCACGCCGTCTGATGCTCCCCAGTGCTGCATGCCGAACACGATGCCTTCGGCCAGCGTAGCGCCAGCCGTTGCGCCGTCCTGATGGGCCATGGCCATGCGCACGCCAAGCGCCTGCACGGAAGTTGCGTCAGCAATACCGGTGCCGGTGGCCACGTACTTGATGCTGGCTTTCGGGCCGTAGGTCAGGCTTTCGGCCTGTGCGGTGGCGCTGGGCATCACCACGCGGGTAGCGTCTGCCGTGACGGTCGCCGTGGCTGTGCCGTTGGCGGTCGGTCGGTAGATGTGCGTGGAGACAACCGGCTGGGATGTGTTGGTCGCCGTGCCGCTGGCGCGTGCCGAGTAGATGATGAAACTGCCGGCGCCCGACATGCCGTTGCCGAAATCGAACGATCCCAGCGTGGCGATGATCTTGGTCTTGTCCTGCTCGACCGTGGCGGTGGCCGTAGATGACGACAGGCTGTAGCCGTCGTGCTCGAAGTAGGAGTTGCCGTTGCGCTTGACGGATGCCTCGCCCCACGATGGCCCGGAGAACCCGTAGGTCAGCAGAACGATGGGGTAGCGCGTCACGTCGCCAGCGGCGGCGGCATTGGTTTCGCAAAGCGTGGCGGCGCGGCCAGGGTGGATGATGTGAGCCTGCGCCAGATCGACGGTCGAAACGGCGGTGGCCAGCGCCTCGCCGATGGCCTGCGCGGTCAGTGCGTCGGCGGTACAGGTGGCATCGCCCCCTGCGGTGGCCCAGACATCGCGCCGTACTGCGCCGTTGCCCGTGGCGTTCGCCGTGGCCACGCTGGCGCCGGCAAACTTGAGCGTCGGTTCGATGCTCGATGAAACGCCGGCTGTGCCGGTAGCACGCGCCTGAATGGTGTGCGTCTGGGTCAGTGATACCGAGACGGCAGCATCGCCGAAGGCCGCAGCATATGTCGTGCGGGTCGGTTCGCTGCTGGCGACGGTGGCGGCGGCAGCGGCAACGACAACAGCACGGACTACCCAAGAGGGAAGTACCGTGCCGTTGATCGAGATTCCGTTAACTGCCCCGTTCACGTCACGTCAGGATTGAGGAAACCTCAACCCTTTAATCAAGACCAAAGACGATCGCGTTGGCGGCGAACGAAAGCACGTCGCCTGGGGAGAGCGTCTTGGAAGCTGACAGTTGGGCGTAGAACAGGCGGTTGCCGTTGGTGGCAGCGTCGTACAGCGCCAGATGGGTGATGGTCACGCTGGCCGAAGCGGCGCCGTTGGCCGGGAAGGTCAAGGCGCCGACGTTCTTGGTCTGGCCGTTGGCGTCCAGTGCCGTCCAGGTGGCCGACTGACGAGCGTAGCCGGTGTAGGCCGTCTCGATGCCGCCTGTTGCTTCGCCCGGATCGGACTCGAACAGCGCGACATAGACGGTCGTCGGTGGCGTAATTGCGTTGTTGCGCAAGAAGTGCTCGACGATCTTTTCTTCGAGGTAGTTGGAAAAAGCGCCCATTTCATTGCTCCTTTCAGTTAGCGGGTGTTAGGGGTGACGTTAGGATTGGCCGGCGCCATTGAATTCGGGTTGGCTCCCACTTCGACCTTGGCCTTGCCGGTCAGCGCCGCGATATAAGCGTTCTGATGCGCGGCAGCCCGGTTTTGGTCGGCTGTGTATTCGGTGTCCTTGCTGTAGGCGCGGTACAGGATGTAATCGACCAGCACGTTCTGGTAGATGTCGTCCAGCGTGATCGGCCCGTTCAGCGTGGCGTCAGCCGGGGCTGCGCCATAGACAAGCTCGATGTACCCCGGACTGACCGCTGGCTGTGGCGGATAGACATAGAAATTCTTCGGGTCGAGCAAGGAATAGACGTAGTGCTTGGCTTCGGCGGCAGCGGTTGCAAAGTGCCAGTTAGGCACCTGGGCGTCGAGGATTTCGCGCATGACGATGCGCACCGCGCGGCCTGGTGTTCTGCCGTTGGTGCCCATGTTGCGCACCACGTCGATCAGTTGCACGCCGTCAGCAGGCAGGCTCTGCTTGGTGCCTGCGGCCATGCGCACAGCCAGATTCTTGAGGTGCGAGTTCGGCTTGAGAATGACGACTTCCCGCTGTCCGTCGTTGAGCCAGCCCAGCAACTCATCGGCCACGGGCCAGCGCACGCCGGTTACGTCTTGCAGGATGGTTTGCGCCTTCTCGATGACGCTGCTGGCGATGATCGTTCCCATGGGGTTGTCCTCAATGTTGCGCCGTCACGCGCTGCGGTGCGCTGCCCAGCGCGGACAGGGCAGAAGCGCGGGCATTGGCAATACCGGCCTCGAACTTGGTGCGGCGGTCTGCGCCGTTCTGGATGTCCGTCCACGGCTTGTCCGGCATCAGCATCAGCTTGGCGATGGCGCCCTCGGCCAGCACGTAGAGGTACTGGTTGAAGATCCACTTCGGGAAGCTGGTTGCCGACTGCGACGGTTGCAGCGCCAGCGTGGTGGTCAGCCCGCCCGTGATGTTGGAATCGGGAAGCGCGGCCAGAATCACCTGCTCGGTATCGACCTGCGTGAAATACTTTGGGCGGGCAGACACGGTGCGCCAGCGCGGGATTTCCTTGTTCAGCCAGGCCACGTCCTTCGGTGACAGCGGCACGCCGTCAAGCTCTGCGGCAATGACACTGGCCACATCGGAACCAGACAGAGGTTCAAGGTCGTAGGCGCTTTCACCGGCCACGACATCCAGCGGATCGGGCAAGTGCTTCCAGATCCACGAACCGGCACAGAACTCGATGACGGTACGCTTGATGGCGTTCTCCGTCACCGGGTCGGACGGATCGGCGGCCAGGTACGGCAGCACTTCGTCCAGCAGTTCGGAATATTTGATGTTGGCCATGGCAGTCGATTATGGGAGTCGCCCAACAATTCGACTCAACGGTCGCCCAGCTCGTGTTTCCATTCTTCAATCTGGTCGATCATGGCCTTCTTGGTCATGGTGACATTCAGATCCTTGTCCCATGTTTCCTTGGCCAGGGCCAGCAGTTCGGCCTTGTTCATCTTCTCCAATGGCTTGTTCAGGTCTTCAGGGTCAATCGTCACCGTCTGGCCGTCCTCTCCGGTGCTCTGGATGGATACCGGCGTCTCGACGCGCGCGCGGTCGGCCTCGTCTGCCAGATTCCATTGATCCGGGTATTTCAGCAGCAGCTTGGCCTGCGCGTCGGTGACTTCCAGCACGTCGCCTTTGCCGTTCCAGCATTTGCCCGAGTGCGCCACATTGTCGAAGGCAGAG